GTAGTTGTACAGTCTCAGTTAGATAGAAACTGCCGGTCTTTGCTTTTGCCATGCCCCACTGCAGTGGGGGCCGGTGTATAAAGTAAACTAGGATTCAATCTTCTCTTAATCTGGATGTGCTCTCCGCCTTTTCTTCTCCCAATCCCGCCCCCACCCAACCAACCTAGTAACTACCTACGGTATAGTAATACAGGGTCTAACCTTAGAAAAAAACCAAAATTAATAATAATAATAGTTATAGGGAGGGACTTGTTAGCGTTAATCATGCCGACTGTTACTATAACAATGAGTGAAAAAGCATACGATATATACCGCACATGGGTGAAAGGAGACCGATCTAACAAGGTTAGCCACGCTATTCTTCAAACTAATGCGATGAAGAGCATAGATTGGGATCTAATAAGGACGGTGAAAGAATGAAAGAATGTGATTTCTGTCTAATTGAAATCCCAGAGTTCTCGATGAACAGTCGATGCTATCGATGCGATATTCAATATCATCTTGATAGAATTGCTGATGCTTTAGAGCTGATGGTGGGGAGACAATGAGTTTTGCATCTATGCCTTGCCCAGTATGTTCAACATATCGAATGATTGATTGGGAGGAATATCAATTAATTATAACCACTCAGCAATTTATGTGTTGGGATTCATGTGGAATGGATGTATACGCTCCTCCGATGTGGGTGTTTTTGAATAAGGTTGTTTTAGATGGGAGTGAACAAGAATGAGATACGCAAATGTTTGTAGATCATGTGGCGAGTTAACCTGGTTAAAAGAAAGAGTCAAGACCCTGGGTAATTGGGGCGGCCGAGTATTTTGGTTTTGTCCACATTGCGATAATCACCAACCGCCCCCATGATATTCATGGAGGAAGCGATCTAAGTCGCTACGCTCTTCTCTACGTGGCTCCCTGACTTCAGGACGATCTCTTTCAGCCAATGGCCGGCCGGGGAAAGGTAAATCATGACGAATGATAGTTTCTTTTTCTTTATCGCTGATATCATCCCAAGTTTGACTCATTCTTTCTAAGTCAACAAGTTCTTGAGCGGTGAGAATATCATCAATGTGTTTTCTCATGCGACGATCATCAATATGAATATCTCTAAAGATGTTTGAATACATTGGCTCAACTCTTAGGAGCCAATTCATACGAACGATACATACGCATGATTCGTTGATATTCTTCTTCTTCAAGAGCCATTCCTCTTAACACAACTCGACAAGCCGGAATTTCCAATCGATCCCCTGGGGCTATTAATGAATTTGTAGAGACTACAAGGAAACGAGTAATCCACAACCTATCGTTATTCGTTGGCTCACCAGATCCGAAATAATGATTCCGAACTTTCGTAAGTATAGCTTGTCCACCGATATCATCATCAACGGCTAAGAGAGTATTGTTTGCTAGAATTACCTGGTCCCATTCTAAAGTTGAACCATCATAACTAGGATTGCCATTACTTGGGGATGTTGTAGCTACAAATTCATCAATAAGCACGGTAGGATTAACAGGGCCACTTGTTACGATGGTAACCATTTCAACTGTGAAATCATATGCAGGCGTAGCCGCGGCTCCTATTGTAGAAGTATAAGGCCCAGGATCCAATAAAGCACGGTCATCAGTATAGAAGGTCAAATTGTTTTGTCTGGTGTAACCAGCTAAATCGATAAAAGTCTGGAAATAAGGGACATCGACTCCCAACTGAGGATAATTAACCCAGCCATCGGTCACGCTCCATGCACCGGATGGGCCATAACTTCCTTTCAAAGCTGGGATGATCTTGTTTAGTTTTACCATTTGATTTGCTGAAGGTTCTTTTGCCATAGTCTCATCTCTCATATGCCCTGCGGGCGGTTTTTCTAACTTGACCTTTCTTAGTAGATCCCTTGCGCATCTCTTTGTGGGCTTTCTTTGCTAATGCTCCGAAGGCCATTCTAGGATGTTGCTTCTTTAGGCGTTTGTAAATGACACCATACTTCTTAGAATATGCAGAGGCTTTGCGTTTAACCTTCTTCTCAGTCCGAATAGCAATTCGACCACCTTCTACGATGTCGCCTGGTAGATCTTCGACAACGTACTTGACTGTCTTCTTTCCGGCCTTCTTACCTTCAGCCTTGGCCTGTTGCTTAACGCCGGCCATAAATGCAGCTGCGATAACTTCGGCTAGGTCCAATTAGACCGCCTCAGTCGTTGGCGGAAGACTGGATCGCGATGGCCATCCAATCGGATTTTCCTAGCGTTATTACTCTGCAGCGGCATCTTGCCGTCAAATATACAGTAGACCCACCTATAGCGGATGCATCAATGCCCCCATTTAGATACAGGGTATCATTTACTACAAGGAACATGTCGCTCAATCCGGCAGGGCCAAATTGGTCAGGATAGAAGTCGGCTGAATGCGAAACGATGTTATTTGCCCCATCGATTTGCATTGCACCACTTGCGACGAGACTTTGACTATCAGCTCTTACAAATGCCGTACCGGGATTTAGATCGGTGACTTGAGCACTGATAGCACCATGACCTGCAGCTGTAATCATTGAGGCTGCATCATTACCGAAGTCTGCTCCTACCTGGTAGATGAAGTCTACTTCGTCGATTGCGATCGCTAAAGATTGGGGCACTGAGATGTAACTTGAAAGGTCAATCGTGCCTTGAACTCTTGTTCCGCTTGCTGATAATGCTGGTAGTTGTACAGTCTCAGTTAGATAGAAACTGCCGGTCTTTGCTTTTGCCATGCCCCACTGCAGTGGGGGCCGGTGTATAAAGTAAACTAGGATTCAATCTTCTCTTAATCTGGATGTGCTCTCCGCCTTTTCTTCTCCCAATC